TGTCCTGCAACTGAGCCAACGGCTACGTTTCTATTACCTGTTGTCAATAAAGCACCAGCATAATAGCCCACAGCAGTATTTCTACCATCTCCTGTTGTTGTTGCACCAAGTGCGTCATAGCCTACCGCAGTGTTGTAAGACGCTGTGGTATTGGCATCTAAGGCATCTTTACCTACTGCTACATTGTATGAAGCGGTTGTGTTTGATTCTAAAGCGGATTTTCCGACTGCTGTATTATCACCGCCTGTGGTGTTTGACGATAAAGCATCTTTACCAACGGCAGTATTGTATGATGCTGTGGTGTTTGTTGTTAAAGCATTTTTACCTATGGCAACATTGTTTCCACCTGTGGTAGTTGCATCTAAAGAACGATAACCAATAGCAACATTACCACCAGCAGTCGTTAATGCGGCACCTGCCTCACTACCGATAATTACTGAATCTGAAACTGTCGTACCAACTAAAGCAGCACCTTTCCCTATGATGACGTTCTGTGCGCCAGTATTGATTGCTGTACCTGCTTGATAACCAACTGCGGTATTTCCCGATGCTGTGGTATTAGCATCTAAGGATAATGCACCGATTGCAGTATTTTCATCACCTGTGGTGTTGACCAATAAAGCATTAACTCCAACTGCCGTATTTGAATCAGCAGTGGTGTTTGCTGCCAGAGCAGATGCTCCTAATGCTGTGTTACTTGACCCTGTAGTGCTTGCTGATAAAGAACCATAACCAACTGCTGTATTGTTAGATGATGTCGTATTAGCGTCTAAAGCAGCAGTACCAACAGCCACGTTTTGAGTACCTGTGGTGTTTGCTCCTAAAGCATCTGATCCTACAGCCGTATTATTTGCAGCAGTATTAGCTGATAAAGCATCTGCTCCAATAGCAGTATTAGCATTGGTTGTAGTATTGGCATCCAATGCCCTCATTCCAAGTGCCGTGTTTGCTGCTCCTGTTGTATTAGCAACCATTGCATCTTTACCGACTGCTACATTTGAATATCCTGTGGTGTTTGCGTTTAGTGCTTTATAACCCAGAGCAGTATTATTTGCTCCTGTGGTGCTGGTAGTTAGTGCCCCAAAGCCAACAGCCGAGTTGTTACTTGCAGTGGTGTTGGCATCTAAAGCCCCTCCACCAAAGGCAATGTTATAGTTCCCCGTGGTATTTGCCCCTAACGCATTCCAACCTGCCGCAGTGTTTTCAGTTCCAGAGGTGTTGGCAGTCATGGCGTTATAGCCAAGAGCTACGTTATAACCTGCTCCAGTTGTTTGAGCGTCTAATGCGGCATAACCAACGGCTACATTATTAGGGCTCGTGGTGTTGGCAATCATCGCATCTCTACCAACAGCCGTGTTATTAGAAGCCGTCGTGTTTGCTGCTAAAGCACTTACACCAACAGCAACATTACTAGCACCTGTTGAAGTAGCGCCTAATGATTCACTACCTACAGCAGTATTGTATGCACCAGTGGTTATAGCATCTCCAGAACCCGAACCAACTGCGGTGTTATCTGAAGCTGTGGTGTTTGCTGTTAAAGCTCTATAACCAAGTCCTGTATTATTAGATGCTGTAGTATTAGCAGCTAATGCCTCACGACCTACTGCAACATTAGTAGCGCCTGTGGTGTTTAGCTCTAAAGCACTTTCACCTACAGCAACATTTTCTGCACCTGTGGTGTTGGCTGATAAGGCATTATATCCAATAGCAGTTCCACTAGCTCCTGTGGTATTAGCATCTAAAGCTGCAGCACCTACTGCTGTATTAGATGCACCTGTGGTGTTTGCTGTTAAAGCCTGATCTCCAATTGCAGTATTATTATTTGCTGTAGTATTAGCGTTTAATGCCAATCTTCCCATAGCTACATTAGTACTACCTGTAGTATTTGCTTCCATTGCACTTTTACCAACAGCAACATTGCTTGCACCTGTGGTGTTTGCTAGTAGAGCCTGATAACCAACGGCTGTGTTATTATCTGCACCTATATTCGCTCCTAAAGCATCATATCCTAAAGCTACATTGTAATCGCCTGTGGTATTGGCATCCATGCTTCCAGTTCCTATAGAACTATTTCTTGTGCCTGTTGTATTGACTCCTAAAGCATTTTGACCAATAGCAATATTATAATCTGCTGTGGTGTTAGCGTCTAAGGCACCATAACCAATAGCAACATTGCTTGCACCTGTGGTGTTTGCTGTTAAAGCATCGTGACCAACTGCTACATTATTAACACCAGTCGTATTTGCCATCATAGTCTCGTGACCAATGGAAGTGTTGGAATAACCACTAGAATTGGCGTATAAAGCTTTGTACCCTATTGCAGTATTTTCACTGTAATTAGTATTTGTATATAAAGCTCCATAACCTACTGCGGTTGAAGATGCTCCTGTGGTGTTTGCTTTTAAAGCATCTCTACCAACTGCGGTATTTGCATTAGCCGTAGTATTAGCCATTAATGCGCGAGAACCAACTGCAACATTTGTTGATCCTGTAGTGTTTGCTTGTAAAGCATAATAACCAAAGGCATCATTAGTCGCTCCTGTGGTGTTTGTTCCTAAAGCATCTGCGCCAACCGCAGTGTTATAATCTGCTGTCGTATTCGCTCCTAACGCATTGTCTCCGATAGCGGTGTTGTCTGAGCCTGTGGTGTTAGCGTCTAGTGAACTGTCTCCTACGGCTACGTTGTCTGTTCCAGTCGTGTTTGCCGCAAGAGAACTATAGCCAACGGCTACGTTGTTTGCTGCTGTGGTATTTGCCGTTAAAGCATTTCCGCCCACCGCAACATTATAAGAACCCGTTGTATTTGCATCTAAGGCATGATTACCTACAACTGCATTCATTGTTCCAGTGGTATTAGCATAAAGAGCGTTTTGACCAACTGCTGTATTAGAAGCACCTGTAGTTGTACCACTAGCCGCATTTACCCCTATGGCTGTGTTTCCATCTGCTGTTGTGTTCGCGTCTAAGGCTGCTGCACCAACGGCTGTATTTCCTGCTCCTGTGGTGTTTACCAAGAAAGCGTTTGATCCAATCGCTACATTAGTGCCGCCCGTTGTCGTTGCCCCAGCAGCATTATCACCAACTGCTGTATTGTCTGAGCCACTGGTCACTGCATCAAGGGCAGCTTCACCAATAGCTACGTTGTCTGTTCCTGTGGTTATGGCTGTGCCTAATGATCCACTACCTAAACCGATATTACCTGTACCGCCTGTCATATCGAGGACATCGGTAACTGCTGCGCCTGATCCTGCACCATCGGCAACCACCATCTTAATTCCGCCATTCGGAATAACGACATTGGCTCCTGTGCCTTGAGAAATAGTGACTTGATAACCCGCACTGTTTTGAATAATCCACGTTTTATTAACGGTATTCGGTGCGAGAGTTACGGTGTTGGTTGCGGTGATTGATCCTGCAAGAGTAAGAGAGTAAGCTCTGGCTGCATCTGAGGCACCATCCGCTATGGTAATGGTATGGGAAGTCCCAGTGATTGTTTCTGAACCACTGCCCCATGCTTCCGCAATAAGCTCTAAATTCGTGTTGGTACTTGTGCCCCACGTTCCCGATTCATCGCCCGTAGCGATTTCTTTAAGTCTTAGATCGTTTACATAAGTTGCCATATTGTTTCCTCATAATAAATTAAGCTGCCTCATCTTTCCAGTCTGGTGACTGTGATGGGCTAATAGTTGAATAAGAAGGTGATTGACTAGCGCCAACATCCGACCAGTTTGGTGTCTGATCTGGAATAACCTGACTCCAAACTAGAAGTCCAGTTATTTCACCTGTACCGTATAATCCTGTAACTGCAATAGTTACATGAGTTGTAGCTGTTATATCGCCAAGACTGCTTGTCATAGCGTCTTGAGTGACTGATATAATATTATTAGTCGTTAGGGTTATAGTGCCTAACGAGGTTGTGCCCGCTAATCCTGTTGGATAAACATTTGCAGCACCTGTAACAGTTTCATCACCTTGAGAAACTGTCGAGGCTGTTCCGCTAACACCAACAAGAGCTACACCATTAGCAATAACTGTGCCAACCGCGCCCGTTGCTGCCAAGCCTGTTTCTGCGACATTTGCATCAGCACTAACCGTTTCAGTGCCTAAAGCAGTAGTTCCTGCTAGTCCTGTAACCGAAAGATTACAGACCCCTGTAACCGTAAGTGAACTTACAGCCCCTGTACCTGCCACTCCTGTTTCTGCAACATTTGCATCACAGGTAATGGTTAAAGAACTTACAGCACCAGTTCCCGCTAAACCAGTTAGCTCAACAGGGACGGGATTACCCCATGTCCCAGAACCCCATGTACTGCGACCCCAGCCAGTAATAGCAGCCATTAGCTACACTTACGCTATTCTAATAACAGCGTTACTTGCGTCTGCGGTTGGGAAAGATATGGTAAAACTACCTGCTGTGCTGGTTTTGTCGCCACCGAAATCAAAAACCGCAACCGCAGGATCACCTGTAGCTGTGTCGTTGTATATCATGCAGCCTCTTGCAGTAATTGTACAAGTACCAAACGTCAAGTCAGAGAAATCAGTAAACGCAGTTGTTCCTGATGTTGTAGGGTTAACGTTTGTTAAAGCTGATCCTCCCGCAGAATAGTTTGTTCCCGATGCTTCTTGATTTGTACTATAAGCTGTAGTAGAAGCGCTCATAGTCGCAGAGCTAGTATATAAAGCGAGCTTGAAAGAGTTTCCTCCAGATGCTTTAAAGTTATGTACCGCTTGCAGAAGCTCACTTTTGAAAGAAGTACACATTGCTTGTGTTATAGCCATTATAGCCTCCTAATAATTTCAGCTAAGTCCTTATGACCTTGCTGTTCTAGTTGATTACCTATTGTACACATATGGTTTTTAATCGCCTCATGCATATAATAAGCAATGATTTTGTAGCACACATTTTTAAAAGCGTGTGCTTGTGCTTTAATTTCGTTTGGTGCTGTATCACTGACTGAAATAATTTTATCAGTCGCCATCTCAGCTATTTCTTCTGGAGTATGACCTCTATTTTCAGTTGTCTTAACTCCTAAATTTCCTATAGATATTTTAAAAGAATCTGTGTGCATCAGTATTTATTAGGTTCTGGGGGATTCAAATTTATATCATTCCTATCTATCATGCCAACTGGTTTCTTTTTTTCTTCAGTTTCTATATCTGAAAACTTACAAACCTTTATCCCAGCACCATTTTGGTAAGTGACCTTTGGATCATCTAATCTATGATACCCATACAATTTATCTTTAAAATCAATATCAGTATCTAATAAAGATGACCTTGGCGAAATTGAAACAGATATCCCTGCATCCATACATTTAGCTAACCAAAACTCAACACAACCTCTACCAGCCTCTGCAAAGTGCATATTGCTTTTATAGGTAAAATCTACCCCAAATATTGAAACACTCTTTACTTTTGACCACAGTGCATAAGCAATAGCATAAGGAATTGTGTTATTAAAATAAGAACACCCTAGCTCTTTTACAACAGACTCTAATGGGTATTCTTCAACAGCAGGAACCCTCTCATCTAGCTCACAAGAATAAATGGGATAATACGCAGTTGGTAAAACTAGTCTCATCATTTCTGTCATAGAACCAGCATCCTCAGTGTCAAAAAAACGACTCATTGGGTCTAATATAAAGGCTCTATCTATGCGTGGCAAAACGCCTATCATGGCATTTACTGCCCATACTTCATCAAACAATACGCTATGAACCTGTGATAAATGAAAATCTATTTGGCTTTGTCCCATTGCAACAATTGCAATGTTTTTATCTTCCATTTTTTTAGAAGAGTTAAAGTTGTCCTGCTCTGTAGGCATCGTTTCTATCTCTGCCTTCTCCCAATATTTTAAGCCTGCCTAATGCAGATTCATATCTTGTGTTATAAACAGACATCATATCCTGTTCACCCTTCATATACACATACCCCTCAAGCAAACAAGCATAAAGCAATGCTGATGGAGCATTCGTTGATAACCATGTTGTTCCAGAATCACCGCCAGCAGTTATTGAAGCTGGTCTATAAAAGTAATGCAACTCCACGTTGTAAGCAGCATCTGGTGTGGGAGCTAATATAAAGTAATCATTATCAAATATACCATAATACTCTGGCTCTCCTGTTGTCGATGCGTTTGGGTACACCTCTCGAATCCAGTTTACATCCTTATTCATTAAGAATGTTTGATTGCTACTGGCTGTATACGATAGAGAATAAGGTGCTAAAAAATCACTTGGGATACCTAAATACTGGTTTCCTAAAGACACAGAACCTGTTTGGTTCTTTCTAAATACAGGTAACTGAACATTCTCAAGAATACGATCCTCTGCCTGCTTAATCATATCGGGCAGATAAGTAGTAAAAGAGGTCTCACTGTTCTGGAGATAGTTCTGTATTAAATTTTTTAACTCAGCATAAGTCATTGTTT